GCTGGTTCTGTTTTAGGGAGACTATTTTTGTTACTACTACTGGTAATGATGAAAATAGTGGGTTGAATGAGATTGATTCCAAGGCAACTATTAAAGGTGCCGCTGCTATTTCACTTCCTGGTGATACGATTAAAGTTTATCCTGGTATCTATGTCGAAGATAATCCAATCATTCTTGATAGGAGTGTTTCATTAGAGGGAACAGAACTTCGTAACTGTATTGTAACACCAAAGAATGTTGATAGAGATTTATTTTATGTAAACAATAGTGTTCATGTCACTGACATGAGTTTTAGATTGGATGATGGTCGTGATATGACCGATGGAGCAGCAGTGCTTTCTTTTGAACCATTAGTTGGTGTAACATCAGATAGATTTTTTGATGCTGCAAGAATGATTCGTTATAATTTAGATTATATTGCGAATGAAACGGTAGGATATCTTACAAGCACAGATTATAAAAATCCTGCCATTAGTATTGACTCAACTAATTGTGCCGATGATATTAAAGATGTTTATCGTGCAATTTGTCATGATATAACAAGAGGTGGAAATTCTAAGTGTATCGATGCAGGTAAAAAGTATTTTGATATTAATGGAAACTTAGATCATATTGTTGGATTTGGTTCTACTACAATTGATGCATTCAATTATTCTATTGGTATTGCTCGTTCCTGTGTCAATAATATTTCATGGACTGGAAATTATCAATCAGAATTTTCTCAACTTAGAGATTTAAGTATACAAGCAGATGGTGCGACAGGATCAAATAGTGATTATGGTTCTTGTGCAAATGTTCATTCTGCAATTTTTACTTGTGTAGGAATTGTAACTAACATTATTCAGAATGGCATTGATGGAAATTCTTCAACAACTGGATTAACAACAAATTATCCTGGTAATACTGGAGTTGGGTTTACTGGAACCATTGGAGTTACAAGTGCATTATATAATGAGAGAACAGGTAATCTTTATCTTGAGGCACCAGGAATTTCTGTAGTTAAAGGAGATAGATTTGAGATTCGTGATTTAATATTCTCTTGTGATTCTGGAGCAGGAATTGGAACCACAACTCAATTCTTCCCTTCAGGTAAATACGGAAATGAGTTTTATGTTGATAGAGTAAATGCCGACAAATCGTTTGTTGTAAATGTCGGAACATCAACTCTTCCACACACTTATGTTTCTGGTGGATTTATTGTTGATCGTTCTGTTGCAATAACGACAGCATCATATGATAATGTAAGTGGCATTATTACATTCACTTCACCTGGTGCTAAATTAAAAGTAAATGAATTTATTACTTTAAGAGATTTAATATTCTCTTGTGACTCTGGAGCAGGAATTGGAACAACAACTCAAGAATTTCCTTCAGGTAAAAATGGATATGACTTTAAAGTTCTGACCGGTGCCGGAAATACTTTCTCGGTGAATGTCGGAACATCAACTCTTCCACACACTTATGTTTCTGATGGTATTGTAAGACCTCCATACTCTCCTGGTGTTGGACCGATCACACAAGGTCCTTATGTAAGAAACTGTACCAATTTTATTCCAAAGAGTATTGGAATGAGAATTAATGGATTTGATGCTGAACCAGCAGACCAAGAAGATATTGGTGTTACTGGTTCGATGAGTGTTGACTCATTTACTCAATTTAATCAGGGTGGAATTGGAGTTTCGATTACGAATGGTGCTTATGCTCAGTTAGTTTCTATCTTCACAATTTGTGATCAGATTGCTATTTACACAAATGATGGTGGACAATGTGATTTGACGAACTCTAATGCATCATTCGGAACTTTTGGATTATATTCTGAAGGTGTTGGTGATGAAACTTCTAAATCAATTTATCGTTATACTGGAATTGCAAATACAGAATCCTTAATTGAAAATGATGTTCTTGTAGTATCAGGTCTTGGACAACAAAGACCTTATGATGGTCAGGCACTTTATTTTGGGGAACTCTTTTACTTTGTAAAAGGACTTAAAGTTACTAATCCTGGTTCTGGGTATACAAAACCACCAAGATTAACGATTGATAGTCCAAGTGGACCACAAGGAGCTACTGCCGAAGGATCTTCAAATATTGATTCTTCGGGTCAGGTTACTTCAATTGATATTATTGCCGATGGAAGTCAGTATCGTCTTACTGATAATACTCAAGTTGTAATTGATGGTCCTACTGGAGCAGGAACAACTGCAACAGCAGAAGTAGAATTGTTCCCAATTTATTATTCTATTGAGAGTGCAACAAAACCATCTGCTGGTATTTCTACAATCATTTTAAATCAAAGATTGAACAATACTATAGGTGCAGGCACTACGATATTCTTTAGTCGTGTCAGTTTACAGATTACATCTTCTCATTCATTTGAATGGGTCGGATCTGGTAATACGATTAATCCTGCAAAACCTGCTCTTGGTGGTGTTGTTATTACTGATAATGAAGTTGTGGAAGTTGATGGAGGTCAGGTTGTTTACACAAGCACTGACCAGGCAGGAAACTTCAGAATTGGTGATGGATTGGTTGCAAATCAATTAACAGGAACTATCTCTGGTAGATCGTTCGATCAGAGTATCATAAATAAAGTAAATCCCCTAATTATCGCACTAGGATAAAAAAATGGCAGCAGTAGCACTTAATACTTTTAAGACTATACGATACAATCTTACGAACTCTACTGTTGGAATTTATACTGCTCCAATTGGAGTTGCTAGTATTATTGTTTCGGCACAGATTGCAAATGTATCTACCGGAAACACCACTTACCTCGCAACATTTTCTCATTTTAGAACTGAAGGTGGGCAATTTGACCTGATAAAAAATGGGGGCATTCCTGTAAAGGATGCATTGAGTCCTCTTACGGGTCGTTTAGTTTTAGAAACTGATGATGAAATTCGAGTGAGTTCAAATGAGAACGGTGTTCTCCAAATTACTATGAGTGTATTAGAAACAGCAAAGGGTTGATTTAAAAAATGCAATACGTATCAGGAAGAAAAATTAATCAGGATTTCGGTGTTCCTGGTATTACTACAAATGACACAGTAGTCAATGTAGATGGAAGAATTGCTGTAGGTATTGGAACTTCGGCAACTGCTAATATTGATACTAATAATTTTAGAATTAGAGATAATATTATTGATTCTAGAGGATTAATAGGGACATTTGGATATTTTCTTAGCGGATGATGATAATACTAGGTAAAGTAACTTGGACAAATGTTTCTCCAATTGCTCCTAATTCTATCTTTCTTGCTGAAGATGGGGATGTTTTTGAAACTATAGGATTACAAACTTTTACTGGACTTAATTTTATATCCGATCAGTTGTTGGGAATAACAACTAATCCTGGTAATGATGGATTTGCTGATATAAGAATTGATCCTAGATGGTTTAGGGATAGAACGCCTGGTGGTGGAGGAGGAATTTATACTACAGGAACAGTTGGTATTGGTCTCACACAACCTAGACTTGGACCTGTCGGAATTCTTACTGATGTTAAATTAGATGTTCTTGGAGATGCAATATTCACTGGTGTTGTAAGTGCGACATCTTTTACTGGTGAGTTTAATGTTGATACAAAAGATCTTAATGTATCAGGTATTGCCTCATTTACAGGTACTACTGACAATGTAATAGGAGATACTAATACTGGCATTGTACAAATTAATGGTGGAGTAGGGATTGATAAGAGCGTAAGTATTGGGGCAAGTCTTTTTGTTAATAATAATGTTGGTATTGGAACTTCTACCAATCTTGACGGCAATGCACTTACTGTAAATGGTGGTGATGTAGATATTCTTGGTGATGATACTACTGTAAAAATTGGCACTGCTATTACGATTAGTAATGGTATTGTAAGTGCAACTACATTTGACGGGAAATTTTTAGATGTAGAATTCTTAAATGTAACTGGTATTGCCACAATCAAGACCGGTATTGTTACTAATTTAAGTGTCTCTGGACTTTCTACTTTTAATGATACTGCAAGATTTGATGGTGCAGTTAATATATTTGATGACTTATTTGTTTCTGGTAATATTTCTGTTGGAGGAGAAGGAGTCACATTAGATACTGAATCTATTCGTATTGAGGGTAAGGAACTATTAATTGGTTTTACTACAGCAATTACTCCAAATGATACTACGGCAAATTCTGCTGGTATTTCGATTGCCTCTACTGAAGGATATTCTCTTGCAGATTTAGAAGTACCGGGAGTTAATGTAACATTCAATGCTACAATTACCGATAGACCAGCAACGATTGCTACCGGTGCTGCAACCACGATTGGTATTACAACTAATTCAATCTCTCTTGGACAAGTAGTTCGTGGTAATTTTGTTTCGACAGGAACTACTGTTACTAGTATTGGTTCTGAAGTAATTGGTCTTTCTACTGAAACATCAAACACTGTAGGTGGAATTACCGCTCTTGATTTTGGAACAATCACATCTACACCTAATACCTATAAGCAATTTAAGTGGTTTAAGAATGGAACATTTGTTGGGCAAGGTACTGATGCATTTATAAGTAATCAACCAATAAGTATTGGTGGAACACAAATTGGAAATGGACAACTTTTTGCTGTTGGTGATAATATTAATTTTACCGAAGATGAAATAACGACAAAAGATCTGAAGGTAACTGGAAATGCTGTTATTGATAATAATACTCAAACGAAAGATTTAAAAGTAACTGGTGTATCTACTTTCGTTGGACTTTCTACGTTCACAAATGTAGGAATCGGAACTACAAACGTAATTGGTAATGATAAATTAAGCATTATAGGTGATGCAAGACTTGGTGGAGAAAATGATACCCTAAGTGTCGGTAATTCTATTACGATGTCTGCTGGTATTATAACTGCTTTAAAACTTGAAGGAGAAGGTGGTACTATTATTGATATATCTGGAGGTGGAACTGTCATCACCGGTATTGTGACAATTGGAGAATCTTCCATTACATTAGACGGAACTAATGGAACAGAGTCCATTGTGATTGGATCTGGTATTACTCTCAGCGCAGTTTCAGTTTCCACTTTTGCAAATAGTGTAGATATTAATGGTGACTTAGACGTAAATAGTGTTAAGATTAGTGCTGGTGTTGTTACCGCAACAACAGGTATTGTAACTTATTATGGTGATGGTCAATACCTTGAAAACATTATTAGTGGTGTTGGTATTCAATCTTCCGGTACAATTATTGGAACGGGATTTACTACACTTAACTTTATTGGTACAGGAAATACCATTGTTAGTATTGGTAATACTGTTAATATTTCAATTAATTCTTCTCAGTTTGCTGGTTTCGCACAAACTGCTGGCATCGCAACTAATCTTGCTAATGGTGCCGGTGGAGAAATTGTTTATCAATCTGCTGCTGATACAACAGCATTCTTGTCAAATGGAACTGTAGGTCAAGTTTTAGTATCAAATGGTGGAACTAATGCTCCGCAATGGGCAGATGGAGCATCAACCGGTGCGATTGATGGAATTACCATTCAAGATGAAGGTTCTATCGTAGGAAGTGGTGGTAGTATTTCTACATTAAACTTTAAAGGTAATGGTGTAACTGCCACAGCATCTGGAAATATTTCTACGATCACAGTTACTATACCTAGTATACCTGATGTTAATGGCAGTGCTGGAATTGCATCAACGGCAAGAGATGTTATTGGTGGTATTGCTTCTGTTACTTCTTTAAGTGTTTCTGGTATTTCTACTTTAGGAACAGTTGAGATTAATGTTGGTGTTATAACTGCGACATCAGGTATTGTAACTTATTATGGTGATGGTCAATACCTTGATAATATTATTACTGAAAATGAAATTTCAAATCAAAGTGTTGCCTTTGCACAAACAGCAGGTATAGCAACTAATGTTATTGGTGGTATTGCTTCTGTTACTTCATTAAGTGTTAATACTACTGGTATTTCTACTTTAGGAACAGTTAAGATTGATGCTGGTATTATAACTTCTACTACTGGAACTCCTGTAACTTACTTTGGTAATCTTACTGGAACAGCATCAACAGCATCATTTGCGACTACTGCATTCACCTTAAACAATAGAGTTGAAAGTGACTTTAATGTTGCCTTTGCCACTACTGCCGGTATAGCAACTAATGTAATTGGTGGTATTGCTTCTGTTACTTCATTAAGTGTTAATACTACTGGTATTTCTACTTTAGGTGTTGTTAAGATTAGTGCTGGTATTATAACCAATACATCTGCTGGTGTTGCCGTTACCGTTTTTGGTAACTTAACCGGAACAGCATCAACAGCATCATTTGCTACTACTGCATTCACCTTAAACAATAGAGTTGAAAGTGACTTTAATGTTGCCTTTGCACAAACCGCAGGATTATCAACTGAAACTACAAGACTTCAAACAGCAAGAACATTTGAATTAACTGGAGATGTTGTTGCTTCTCAGATTAGTTTTGATGGCACTGGAAATGTATCTTTAGCGGCAACAATCCAACCTAATAGTGTTGCTCTTGGTGGTGACACTACTGGTGATTATGTTTCTTCTATTAGTGGAACCGGAAATCAAATAACAGTAACCAGTGGGACAGGAGAAGGTTCAACACCTGTAATTTCGATTCCAAATAACCCTACTCTTCCTGGAACAACTGTTACTGTTGAAACTGACTTACAAGTCAACCGCAATTTAAATGTTACTGGGAACGTAACAATTGGTGGTACTTCTGCTACATTATTTACCGAAACTTTAAAGATTTCTGACCCAGATATTATTGTTGGATTTAGAACTGATGCTGGTGGTAATGATATTTCAAATGACACTACTGCAAGTCATGGTGGTATTGCCGTTGCATCAACAGAAGGAAGTCCCATAGTAAGTTTTATTGGTGGTGGTGGAACAGTTCCTGTCACATATAAAAAGATCTTTTGGTTTGAGTCTGGTGCTTTTACTGGACTTGCTACTGATGCTTGGTTGACAAACTATGCATTTGGTGTTGGAACAACATCAATGTCGGCAGGCACTAAGTTTGCCGTTGGTAACATCGAAACAGATTTTGATGATATTAAGTCTGTTAGGAACATTAATGCTTCTGGTATCAGTACTTTAGGAACCGTTAAGATTAGTGCTGGTATTGTAACTTCTACTACTGGAACTGCTGTAAGTTTCTTTGGTAACTTAACCGGAACAGCATCAACAGCATCATTTGCTACTACTGCATTCACCTTAAACAATAGAGTTGAAAGTGACTTTAATGTTGCCTTTGCCACTACTGCCGGTATAGCAACTAATGTTATTGGTGGTATTGCTTCTGTTACTTCCTTAAGTGTTAATACTACTGGTATTTCTACTTTAGGAACCGTTAAGATTAGTGCTGGTATTGTAACTTCTACTACTGGAACTGCTGTAAGTTTCTTTGGTAACTTAACCGGAACAGCATCAACAGCATCATTTGCTACAACAGCATTCACATTAAATAATAGAGTTGAAAGTGACTTTAATGTTGCCTTTGCCACTACTGCCGGTATAGCAACTTATACTTCCGAATGGATTATTGCTGCTAATGGAACTTCTGATTATAGATTTACTGGACCAGGATTTACTGGATCAGAAAATGATCCAACCATATACCTAACAAGAGGAGAACAATATAAGTTTACCAACAACTTAGGTGCTCATCCATTCCAAATTCAAAGACAATTCCAAAATACTGGAGGAACAGCATATAATGATGGTATTGTAAATAATGGAGTTTCAAACGGAACTCTAACTTGGAATGTCCGAATGGATGCTCCTGATATTCTTTACTATCAGTGTACTTCTCATACAAATATGTCTGGGAAAATTTATATTGTAAATGCGGGTATTGCATCTGATGTAAATCTTTTCACAACTGGTATTTCCACTTTAGGAACAGTTAAGATTAGTGCTGGTATTGTAACTTCTACTACTGGAACTGCTGTAAGTTTCTTTGGTAATCTTACTGGAACAGCTTCAACAGCATCATTTGCTACTACTGCATTCACCTTAAACAATAGAGTTGAAAGTGACTTTAGTGTTGCCTTTGCCACTACTGCCGGTATAGCAACTAATGTAAAAGTTGTCGATGAAAGTTCTGATACTACCTGCTTCCCATTATTTGTTACAGCAGCAACAGGAGATTTAGCACCTAAGAGTGGGTCTAATCTGACATTTAACTCTTCCGATGGAACTTTATCTGCAACAGAATTTAGTGGTGGTGGTTCTAATCTAACTGGATTGACTGGTGCTTCTGCTTCTACTTATGGTGATGCATCAAATGTTGCTCAAATCGTAGTAGATGCTAATGGTAGAATCACTGGTATTTCTAATGTTGCTATTTCTGGTGGAGTTACTATTGAAAATAATGGATCACCTGTTGGAACGGCAATTACCACCATCAATTTTAGTTCTAATGTAACAGCAACTGCAAGTGGTAGTATTGCTACAATAACTTCTTCTGGTGGAGGAGATGGAGGTTCAGGAACTTTTGATACTGGAATTACAACATCAATTTATGTTTCGGTTAATGGTGGTATTGGAACTGCACAGGCAGGACTTACTACAGTTGCAGCAAATAATGATATCTTTATTGGTCCTGGAATTGCATATTCATTCCCATCAACGGCAGGTAAGAGTTATGTAATTGAGTCTATTCATGTAACGAACATTTATAATACAAATCTTTATTTCACATCAAGACATGATTTTAATGGTGGACAAAATGTTCCGACTACACAAAGAGTTGTAGTTCCTTATCAAGGTTCTTTAGAACTTTTAGAAGAACCAATTATTGCAAAACCATCAGATATTTTAAGTTTCCAAGCACTTAATGGAGTAGGAACAACGGCAACAGGAGTTAATAATGGATTGGATTCCTTCATAATCTATTCCGAAAAAACTGATACTGATTATATTGGAACTGGAGTAACAGTTACTACACCAGCCGGAACAGAAATGTTCACATCAAATACAAATCCATCAGTTATTCAATCAATTCGATTGTGTAATTATGATTTAAATATTGATGTTGATGCATCAGTATCTATCTATCGTGGAGGAAGTGTTGGAGGTATTCTGACTACAGGTGTTAGACAGGGATACTTAGTATATAATATGACAGTACCTAAGAATAGTGTTATTGAGATTTTGGAAAGACCAAAGTATATTGCGGCAAATGATACTATTGTCGTAGGTATTGCCGGAACCACTCTTACGGATAGTCTTTCTGCTACTTTATCGGGTAAATATATAACATAGAAGAATTGAATTTATTATGGCACAATTGAAGGAAGGTATTATTTTTCCGACTAATTTTTATATTGCTGATTTGTTCAATGAACATCAGAATCAAAAGTATAAAAATTTTTTAATGGAACTTTCTAAGAGAACAGAAGGTGAGAGGAGAAGTAATCGTAATGGTTGGCAGAGTGATACTTTTTTGTGGAGAGAGGAAATTTTCAAACCTCTTTTAGATGAAACACTTAATGCTTCAAAAATAATTGCTAATAATTTATCGAATAAAGAACTTCCTCAAATGGTTGTGAGGGCAATGTGGGGAAATATCAATCCAAAAGGTGGATTTAATTTTACTCATGTTCATCCTAGTGGATGGTTAAGTGGAGTTTATTATATACAATTGCCCGAAAAAAATAATGAAATTGTTTTTCAGGATCCAAGATCAGCAAGAATGATGGACTTTCAGAGAAGTTCTTTAATCAAGGATGAATATTTTTCACATTATCCTAAGGTTGGAGAATTACTTTTGTTTCCTTCATGGTTACCTCACTTTGTTACACCAAATACATCAGATCAAAATAGAATTTCAATTTCATTTAATGTTGAACTGATAGTATAGTATTATTACTTTGTTAAATAGTATTATAAGATTAAAAGTAGATAAATGGCAAGAGGAATTTTTGGTCTTGATAGAGTATATAAAAAGCAAGTTCAAAACATAAAGGACGATAACTTTGAAAGTTGGCCAGAGAGTGCTACTTATGGTTACTTTGGTGGTGGTAATGCTCCACCTTCGGTTGACACAATAGACCGTATTGATTTCTCTAATGAGACTACATCAACACCAGGTAATAATCTATCTCTAGATAAATATGCTTTAGCAGTAGTATCAAGTAGTTCTTATGGTTACTTTGGTGGTGGTAGAGATCTAGGATTATCCCCATCTTATGTTAACACAGTAGACCGTATTGACTTCTCAAATGAGACCACATCAGCACCAGGTAATAATCTACCTCAAGCAAGAGGTTATTTAGCAGCAGTCTCAAGTAGTTCTTATGGTTACTTTGGTGGTGGTCAAAGTCCAGCAGAAAGTCCATCTACTGTTAACACAATCGACCGTTTAGATTTCTCCAATGAAACTACATCGGCACCAGGTGAAAATCTATCTCAAGCAAGATTTGGTTTAGCAGCAGTCTCAAGTAGTTCTTATGGTTACTTTGGTGGTGGATTATCACCAGACTTTGTAATAGACCGTATTGATTTTTCTAATGAAACTACATCACCAGTAACTGCTACTTTACCTCAAGGAAGATTTGGTTTAGCAGCAGTCTCAAGTAGTTCTTATGGTTACTTTGGTGGTGGTTATGCTACACCTTTTGTTAACACAATAGACCGTATTGACTTCTCAAATGAGACCACATCAGCACCAGGTAATAATTTAACTCAAGCAAGAATTGGTTTAGCAGCAGTCTCAAGTAGTTCTTATGGTTACTTTGGTGGTGGTTTTGCTCCACCTTATGCTGCCACAATAGACCGTATTGACTTCTCTAATGAAACTACATCACCAGTAACTGATACCTTATCTCAAGCAAGACGTGATTTAGCAGCAGTCTCTGGAGGAGCATCAGAGAGAATAAAAGGTTCAAGAACTTATGGTTACTTTGGTGGTGGTCAGGAACCAAACCCACCTGGAGGTATTCCTGGTAAAGTAGAAAAACTTGATTTTTCTACTGAGACTTGTTCATTACCATCTAATAAATTATCTAAGGCAAGACGGAATTTAGCAGCAGTCTCAAGTAATTCTTATGGTTACTTTGGTGGGGGATATGAAAGAAGACCTGACTTATCACCACCTTTTAATATCCTTGATACAATAGATCGTTTAGATTTCTCTAATGAGACTACATCATTACCAGGTAATAATTTACCTGAAGGAAGATATGGTTTAGAAGCAGTATCAAGTAGTTCTTATGGTTATTTTGCTGGTGGTGGTAGTTTTTCACCACCTACTGGTCTAATAGATCGTATTGATTTCTCTAATGAGACTACATCAGCACCAGGAAATGACCTACCCTTAAACACTTGGGCTACGTCAGCAGTCTCAAGTGGTTCTTATGGTTACTTTGGTGGTGGAGTATCATTTCCACCACCACCACCAACAAGAACTATCTCTGCTACAGTAGACCGTCTTGATTTTTCTAGTGAAACTTTTTCTGCACCAGGTAATAACTTATCCCAAGCAAGAGAAGGTTTAGCAGCATGTTCAAGTAGTTCTTATGGTTACTTTGGTGGTGGTATAGATTATAATCCTGATCCAAATACTTATTTTGACAGAATAGATCGTATTGATTTCTCTAATGAGACTACATCAGAACCAGGAAATAATCTCCCTATAGCATTAACTGATGGAGCAGCAACCTCAAGTAGTTCTTATGGTTACTTTGGTGGTGGTGATGCAGGTCCATCGAGTACTGACACAGTATACCGTATTGATTTCTCTAATGAAACTGTAACAGCATCAACTCAACTTGTAGAGGAAAATGAAAAACAAGCAGCAGTCTCAAACTAAACATATCATTATAAGAATATAAATAACTAAAATTAGATTGGTATTTTGTAATTTTTATGACTAACAATTATGAAGCAATTGCACTTGCGTCTTCTACGGAAGTTTTGGATGATAAGAATGAATTTATGTTTAAGGTTCTGAATGAAGCAAATCGTTGGACTGAAAGTGAAGTAGAACTCGCACAAGGTCGTTCAGATTTTCAAATTGAAAAGTTTATTATTCATGATACTTTTACAATTCCATCTGCATTTAAGGCTGCTTTAATCAATCGTAAGAGTGTAGCAGAAGGTCTTCTTTCTAAAATCATTAGTGCAAAGAAAGAAGCAAGAGAGTTTCATTATAAGTGGGAAGGAAAGGATAAGACTCAACCAATCTGGTGGAAAACCCGTGATGGTGGTGAAGAATTATGTTGGTATGATATTGATGAGTTTCATTTTCATCGTATGCTTGAAGGACTTAATCATGGTTTCAAGGCATCAGTTCAAGAACTTGAATGTTTTGATAAGTTGATCAGTCGTTTGATTGAATTAAATGGTGGTAAATTAGTTAATAAAGAGCAGTTTGATGCAGATCAACCAGACTATTGGGAGAGAAGACTTTCAAATCAATCTATTGATGATTTGTTTGCCGCAAAAACTGGTGTGAATGCTGGTAATATTCGTTCTATGAGAAGAGCAAGTGCTCCTACTGTATTAGGGAATGATGTGAATAGAACTAAAGGATCATTTGGTGATCCAACTAATCCTCTTGATTTCTTAAGTAAACTACAGGAAAATGTTACTGCCGGTATTTCTGAAATTACTGGTATGGATCAAAAAATTCTTTCATCTATTGAGGATGAAGAAAAGAAGCAACTTAATGGATCATTATTTAATCAAGACCTTAAGCAATAAATTCTTATGCCTATCATAGGAGACGTATTTGGATTAACTTCTATTTACGAGAAACAGGTAGAAAATATAGACAATAACAACTTTGAGAGTTGGCCAGAGAGTGCTACTTATGGTTACTTTGGTGGTGGTCAAACTCCATCTATTGTTGACACAATAGACCGTATTGATTTCTCGAATGAGACTACATCGGCACCAGGTAATGATTTACCTCAAGCAAGAAGTGGTTCAGGAGCAGTCTCAAGTAGTTCTTATGGTTACTTTGATGGTGGTTTTTCCTCTCCTTCTGTCAGCACAATCGAACGTCTTGATTTCTCTAATGAGACTTTATCATTACCAGGAAATAATTTACCTGAAGAAAGAGGTCGTTTAGCAGCAGTCTCAAGTAGTTCTTATGGTTACTTTGGTGGTGGTTACGGTGCTCCACCTACTAATCTGCTTACAACAATAGACCGTATTGATTTCTCTAATGAGACTACATCAACAGTAACTGATACTTTACCTCAAGGAAGATTTAATTTAGCAGCAGTATCAAGTAGTTCTTATGGTTATTTTGGTGGTGGTTTAAATCCGTCAGTAAGTCCATCTAGAGTTGACACAATAGACCGTATTGATTTCTCAAATGAAACTACATCGGCACCAGGTAATGATTTACCTCAAGGAAGAGATAGTTTAGCAGCAGTCTCAAGTAGTTCTTATGGTTACTTTGGTGGTGGTGTTACTCCACCATTTAATCTCCAGGACACAATAAACCGTATTGATTTCTCCAATGAGACTACATCACCAGTAACTGCTACCTTATCTCAAGCAAGGTATGGTTCAGCAGCAGTCTCAAGTAATTCTTATGGTTACTTTGGTGGTGGTTTGGATGTTTTCGCACCTACTGGTCAAGTTGACACAGTAGACCGTATTGATTTCTCTAATGAGACTACATCAGCACCAGGAAATGATTTACCTCAAGGAAGAGAGTTTTTAGCAGCAGTATCCGGAGGAGCATCACAAAGAATAAAAGGTTTGAGAACTTATGGTTATTTTGCTGGTGGTTATGGTCCAAATTATACTGACATAATAGATCGTATTGATTTCTCAAATGAGACCACATCAGCACCAGGTGATAATCTACCTCAAGTAAGAGGTTATTTAGCAGCATGTTCAAGTAGTTCTTATGGTTACTTTGGTGGTGGTTTTGCTCCACCAAACACTTATTATGACACAGTAGACCGTATTGACTTCTCTAATGAGACTTTATCATTACTAGGTAATAATTTAACTCAAGCAAGATATGGTTTAGCAGCATGTTCAAGTAGTTCTTATGGTTACTTTGGTGCTGGTTTTGCTCCACCTTTGGTTGACACAATAGACCGTATTGACTTCTCAAATGAGACTACATCAGCACCAGGTGAAAATCTACCTCAAGGAAGAAGGTATTCAGCGACAGTATCAAGTAGTTCTTATGGTTACTTTGGTGCTGGTGGAACTCCAGCTCTGGCTTATGCTGCCACAATAGACCGTATTGATTTCTCTAATGAGACTACATCACCAGTAACTGCCACTTTACCTCAACCAAGATCGTATTTAGCAGCAGTATCAAGTAGTTCTTATGGTTACTTTGGTGGTGGTCAAACTCCACCTCAAGTTTCTACAGTAGATCGTATTGATTTCTCGAATGAGACTACATCAGCACCGGGTAATAATCTAACTCAAGAAAGATATGCTTTAGCAGCAGTCTCAAGTAGTTCTTATGGTTACTTTGGTGGTGGTTATGCAGGATCTATAGTTAACACAATAGACCGTATTGATTTCTCTAATGAGACTACATCACCAGTAACTGCCACTTTACCTCAAGCAAGATCTTTTTTAGCAGCAGTCTCTAACTAACTTATGAAACAATTTTATTTTATGTCTGGTCTTCCAAGATCAGGTTCGACTTTATTAACTGCATTACTCAATCAGAATCCAGAGATACACGCATCTACAAACTCACCTTTGTTGGATACAATTCATTATACAGAAGAGTATCTTTTGCATAATTCAGAACAATATAAAGCAACACCAAACCCCGAAGGTGCTTATAAGGTATTATCTTCCATACCCTATAATTATTATTTCAATACCCCTCAAGATATTATTATTGATAAGTCCAGAGGTTGGGTCAATCAGATAAAACATATTCAGGACTACATTACAACTGAACCAAAAATTATCTGTCCAGTAAGAAACATTCAGGATATTTTATCTTCATTTCTAAATCTTATTTCTAATTCAAAGACCACATCATTTATTGATGAAAACTTAATTCGGAATAATATAGAAATCTCAAATGATAATCGTTGTGATTATTTGATGTCTTCACAAGGAATTATAGGACAGTCATATAATGCTCTATTGGAATGTTTTAGAAAAGGAAATAATCAATACTTATTACTTATTGATTATGATGATTTGGTAAGAAATCCTCAACACGAACTCAATCGTATCTATGAATTTATAGGGTTATCATCTTATTGTCATAGTTTTGAGAATGTTTCTACCAAACAAGATGAGAATGATGATGTTTATAAGTTAGAAAATATGCATAGTGTCCGAGATACAGTGGAAAAAATACATCGTGATAATACAAAGTATCTTTCGGAGAATATTATGAATAAATATAATCATATGGAGTTCTGGAAAAAACAGAGAACTCAAAGGTATTCTGTCTTCGGATTATAAATGGCAATATTTTCTCTCAACGAAGTTAGAACAGAACAGATAAAGAATATTGCAAACGACAACTTTGAGAGTTGGCCAGAGAGTGCTACTTATGGTTACTTTGGTGGTGGTATAGAACCAAACTCACCTGGAGTTCAACCTGGTAGAGTAGAAAAACTTGATTTTTCTACTGAGATTTGTTCATTACCATCTAATCAATTATCTACAGAAAGGCGTAGTTTAGCAGCAGTCTCAAGTAGTTCTTATGGTTACTTTGGTGGGGGATATGCACTAAGACCTGACTTATCACCACCTTTTAATGTCCTTGATACAATAGATCGTTTAGATTTCTCTAATGAGACTTTATCAGTACCAGGTAATAATTTACCTCAAGCAAGATATAATTTAGCAGCAGTCTCAAGTAGTTCTTATGGTTATTTTGCTGGTGGTAGTGGTGTTCCTTCACCTTCTGGTCTAATAGATCGTATTGATTTCTCTAATGATACTACATCAGCACCAGGAAATGACCTACCCTTAAACACTTGGAGTACGTCAGCAGTCTCAAGTGGTTCTTATGGTTACTTTGGTGGTGGAGTATCATTTCCACCACCACCACCAACAACAACTATCTCTGCTACAGTAGACCGTCTTGATTTTTCTAGTGAAACTTTTTCTGCACCAGGTAATAATTTAACTCAAGCAAGGTATAGTTTAGCAGCAGTATCAAGTAGTTCTTATGGTTACTTTGGTGGTGGTTATAATGATCCTTCACCAAGTTATCTTGATACAATAGACCGTATTGATTTCTCAAATGAAACTACATCACCAGTAACTGCTACTTTATCTCAAGCAAGAGACGATGTAGCAGCATGTTCAAGTAGTTCTTATGGTTACTTTGGTGGTGGTTATGCAGGACCACCTATTGAAGATGATGTTGCCACAATAGACCGTATTGATTTCTCTAATGAGACTACATCAGCACCAGGTAATAATTTAACTCAAGAAATGAGTAGGATAGCAGCAGTGTCCGGAGGAGCATCATACCGAATAAGTGGTTCAAGAACTTATGGTTACTTTGGTGGTGGTCAAAGTCCAGCAGAAAGTCCAAGTTATCTTGACACAATAGACCGTATTGATTTCTCTAATGAGACAACATCGGCACCGACTAATAATCTACCTCAAGCAAGAAATGGTTTAGCAGCAGTCTCAAGTAGTTCTTATGGTTACTTTGGTGGTGGTTATACTACCCCACCACAGACTTATTATAATACAATAGACCGTATTGATTTTTCTAATGAGACTACATCACCAGTAACTGCTACTTTACCTCAAGGAAGGAGTACTTTAGCAGCAGTCTCAAGTAGTTCTTATGGTTACTTTGGTGGTGGTTTTGCTCTACCTCAGGTTGACACAATAGACCGTATTGATTTTTCTAATGAGACTACATCGGCACCGACTAATAATCTACCTCAAGCAAGAAATAGTTTAGCAGCAGTCTCATCTAGTTCTTATGGTTATTTTGGTGGTGGTTTTGCTCCACCTTTCACTCCGTCATATTATAAGGACACAATAGACCGTATTGACTTCTCTAATGAGACTACATCACCAGTAACTGCTACTTTACCTCAAGGAAGAAATGGTTTAGGTGCAGTCTCAAGTAGTTCTTATGGTTACTTTGCTGGTGGTGGTATTGGAACTGAGGTTGACACAATAGACCGTATTGATTTCTCTAATGAGACTGTATCAGCACCAGGTAATAATCTACCTCAAACAAAAGCTTTTTTTGGATCAACCTCAAGTAGTTCTTATGGTTACCTTGGTGGTGGTCAAAATAATCCTAACACAATAGACCGTATTGATTTCTCTAATGAGACTACATCACCAGTAACTGCTACTTTACCTCAAGGAAGAAGTAGTTTAGCAGCAGTCTCAAACTAAAACTAAATAAAATACCTACATCATTATGATATGAATGATATACTTAGAAATGTATTGATACAACCAAAAGTTGTATCAAAAGAAGGAATTGATTTTTTAGTGAATCATGCAAAGATTGCACCTAAAGATAAGATGGGTGTGTTTGATGGTGATAAAGCAAATGAAAATAAAGAAGGTCATCCATCAAGAGTTGATTTGAGTGTAAGAAATGTAGATTGTTCTGATATCTCAAAAATTATTGGTGAAGTTAAAGAACTTTATGATAATATTGTTCATCATGTAATCAATCCTTTTTATGAGTTTAAGATAAGAGATAGTGAAGTCCCTCAGTTGCTTGTATATGAACCAGGAGGGCACTATAAATCTCATTATGATGCAGTATCAAGGTGGAAGAACCTGATGGTTCTATCATCTGGAAGAAGTCTGTAGACAGAGACTTATCAACAATTCTTTTTCTGAATGATGATTTTGAAGGTGGGGAATTTGTATTTCCAGATCTTAGAGTCCGTATTAAACCAGAACCAGGATTGTTAGTTGCTTTTCCATCTTCGCAATTTTATCTTCATAAAGTAGAACCAGTCATCTCAGGAACTCGTTATGCAATGGTAAACTGGATGACTGTTCAAGGTATGCCTACGAAAGCAGAGATTGATAAAGAGATAGAAGATAAATACAATATAAATGTGTACTGATAAAAATGTCTCAATTAATTAAACACTTTTTAGTGGATAGAGATACTGGAGAATGGATAAGAGGTGATATAAGAGGATATGTATTTCCAAAATTAAAAGGATTGGAAATTGTTTATCGTTTAACAGATGAGAATGGAGATCATATTTGTTTATCAAGAGTTCCAGAGTATTTTGAGTATTCAAAAACTGTAACTCCAGCAGTTTTGGCAGAGTATCAGAGTGATTCAAGTATAACTGTAGTAAGTTCTACAGAAAGGCAGTTTGAAGAACCTGTTATAAACGAAGAAACTAGAGAAGAAATTGGAGAAACAACCACAGTAACTGTACATGACGTAACTTACAGAGAAACAAATACTATTGTAGAAAATGATGGTCTTACAATATTAACTCAAGAACAATGGAATACTGAGATTTCTAATTATGATACAAGACAAACTGAAAAAAGATATGGTGAAATAAGAATAATTAGAGATGAAGTTTTGAAAGAGACTGATTGGATTGTTACAAAAACAACAGAGGATGGAAGTGTCTTAACCGATGAGTTTAAGAATTGGAGAACTACTCTAAGAGATTTACCATCTGTGGGAATTACAACAGATGTTTTCCCTGCTTCTCCATCTTCAGTTGAAGTTGATGCAAATATCACTAAAGATTATTCGCAAAAATTGAGATCTATCGTATTGATTAATGATACTCTTCCTGCATTACCAGAACCAGAAAATCTTTTAGGTGGTGAGTAAGTCATAACATTTTTGATTTCTATCGTAGGCATAGTCTGCATAAGGACCATTCTTTCTTACATAATGTAAAAAGAGTTGCATAAAACTGTCATTCTTATGAGTTCTTAATGGACTTCTCCAATGTGGAACAATTGTTCCTAAGTATGCAAGACCATCACCAGGAGGAGTTACAACTTCCTGACGTTTTCCTGTAAGATCTTTAAGTTTTATAGGCCATTTTGCATCACCAAAAATATTCATAGTAACTGATATTTCGCATGAGGGTCTATCAGTATGACAATTCATCCAACCTTTGTTATGATAAGTTGTCGTGAACCAGTAAGATGGAATAAGTTCTTCTCCTAATAGTTCTTCAAGAATTGGTTTGACTCTATGAACTACAAATGTTGATGATGGTGGAGCATAACAAGTTAATACTCTTCCTCTTTCTTTATCCCAGTGCCCTTCAAGAGATCCTAAATCACTTATAGCACCACAAATATTTTGATACTTAATCTTTATTGCTTCTTCTTTGGTAATAATTTCGGGAAGGTAATACCAACCTTTATCAGAAAAACTGCTCATTATAAAATCTATTCTTATTATTATTTATTTTACTTTTTGTGGTATAATATATAAAGGAAAAAAATAATATGAATTTTAAAGTTTACACAAAAGAAAATTGTCCTCATTGCTATAAGATTAAACAAGTACTAGAGTTGACAGGAACACAGTTCGTATCCTATAATCTTGAGGAAGACTTTACACGAGAAGAATTCTATGCTAAATTTGGTAGGGGTTCTACTTTTCCACAAGTAGTATGTGACGATAAAAAATTAGGAGGATGTGTTGACACAATCAAATTCCTCAGAGAACAACAAGTCATCAAGTCTTAACATAAATAAAAATGAAGACCACATAAATCGTGGTGTTGAATTCTTGCTTAATGGAGGTAAGAGAAAGCAAACAAGACCATTTCACATTATGTTTGAAAAGATGGTTTGCTTTCTGAGATGGAAAGTAAATATTCATTTTGAATTTTCTATCAAGACATCCCGGAGTAAGAAAAATGTTAGCAACTAGTTTAGTATTTGGTTCATTTCTGACTATTTTATTTCTCATGATGGGTCTGATGATTGGTTGGACTGCCAGAGAATACATGATGAACTATAGAGAGGCACCGAGATATCATCCTGAGATGTTTGATGAGCAAGGAAATCTAATTCCAGATGAAGTAATCGCATTTAATTTTGAAAACTATGACGACAACAACGAAGAAGAAAACGACAACGACTAAGGCAGTATCATTAGAACTTCCAAAAAATCCATTTGTCTTTGAAGTTTTAGATCTTGTATCCAAACAGAGAAGCAAGGCAAAGAAGATTGAAGTTCTGAAGAAGTATGAGCATGTTTCTTTGAAAGCAACATTAATTTGGAACTTTGATGAAAGTATAATTTCTATGCTTCCTGAAGGTGAGGTTCCTTATTCTGGATTTGAGGATCAGGCATCATCAAATGGAACTCTGAGCACTAAAATCACAGAAGAAGTTCGTAGAATGCATGAAATGGATTCATTTTCAATGGGTTCGAGTGATAAGAACGGACACACTACAATTCGTAGAGAGTTTAAAAACTTCTATCACTTTCTTAAGGGTGGTAATGATGCCATGAGTGGTGTTCGTCGTGAAACGATGTTCATCAATATTCTTGAGGGACTTCATCCATTAGAAGCAGAGATTATTTGTCTTTGTAAGGATAAAAAACTTTCCGATAGATATAAGATCACAAAAGAAATTGTAAGTGAAGCATATCCAGATATTACTTGGGGTAATCGTTCATAATTATGGCAAATCAATTGGGAGATGCTCCCACTAAAATAGAAGAGGAACAGTCTATGACTTCATGGACACCATCAGAAAAAGAAAATTCTAAATCCGTATATGGATGTGATATACTGATAGAAAATGGAACTTGGGAAAAAGTATCTACTAAAGATTGTCCTTATGATGCCATGATAATCACCTATGTGGTTGATGGAGAAACGAGATATGATTTGACTCGTAGTCAGAAAGAAGTTCGTATTTTTAACATGTATTGGGATAAGTTCCGTGAGAATTTAAAGGGTATTGGTTTTGGTATGGGAAGAACCAATCCAAAACTATGGGGACTGGAACCACCACCCCCAACCAAAAAGCGGAAATAATTCCAAAAAAGTCGGGAAAAAATCTCCAGCAATTTTTTGGTCTGTAGGGATTTTCAGAAACCTCTTGACTAAATACAGTATAGGGTCTATAATAGACCTATCGTTCATCAGAGGAAACTCTGACGCAAGTAAGTCGCGGAACGGAGCCGTTCATCCCATGTTAGAACTACTATTATATACAACACTCAGTTGTTCAGCAAACTGATGCAATTATGCTACGGATGCAGAAACAATGAGATCTTAGCAATCACTTTAGGATTGAGTTGGTTGAGACAATGAAGGAATCAAATCCCTGAATGTTATTGGGACGCAAACGACTAAAGGAACGGACCTAAAAATCCAATTACTTTAGGAGTAAAATCATGTCTACTATCACTTATCGTGGTGTTAAGTACAACCCAGAAGCATACAAAGCTGCTGTGTTGGCAGAGCAAACCGCAACTCGTAACCACAATCTCATGTATCGTGGTATCAAAATCGAACGCAAGTTTGCATCTAAAAGTTGATAATTAACGCACTTAACTTTCCTGAGGGTTGCAAGACCCTCTTTTTTTATGCTATAATGGTATCGAAGTAATATAGTATATGGAAAAAGAAAGGGTTAATTTGATTATTCGTAATTTGGAACTTCTTTTAGATTCTCTAAAGGCAGAAGTAAATTCTGATAGAGATGATAAGGTAGACTATAATCCATATAGTGAATATATTGAAGATTATGATGAAGTCTATGATGAGAAAAATGATTGAAACAAAAAAAGCAAAAGAACTTGTAAAACTGCTTGAAAGACTGATAGAGAAAGATTACCTCTATAGTGAAGAAAGAATCAAAGAAATGAAATCACAATTGCGTTCGGTAAAACAACAAATTGCTGACATAGATAAAAATAACTCAAAAGGATTTGGAAAATGAAACCAGTAACATCAAAAGATCTCCTTGAGATGGATAAAAATCTCCAGGTTGTAAAACTTGGAGCAATTCCAAATCCTCAACAGATGGCATGGTATGCAGGAAAGCAAGATTACTCAGAATATCCAATCTACACAAAAACACCTCCAGATGAAGAAAAGGCAGGAAAGTGGGTTGTAGAGCAACTTCTTGCAAACGATAGAGGTCATTATGGTCCTTTGGAGCATCCTGGACTGATTATGAATGTGTGTGGTTACGTTCACAATGTAATGGTTCAGGCAAGAACTCATCGTGTCGGTGTGAGTTTTGATGTGCAGTCACAACGATACACTGGGAAACGTGTTCTTAAGGTTGCAGAAGGTGAACTAAGTCCTGAGGATGTCTTCTACGTGCGTCCTGCGGGGTTCTATACCAATCGTAAGGGTAAGAAGTATGATTGGACGGAAGAGAATCGTCAAAGGAAACTAGGACTTGCTCTTGCTGCATGTAAAGAGTA